ATAATGACAAAGCTTCGTAGCATCGTTGAGGAGACAGGTGTAGGGTTGATACTCGTAAGCCACTTACGTCGAGTAGAGGGCAACAGAGGCCACGAGAACGGCATCTCTGTCAGTCTTTCACATCTACGAGGGTCACAAAGTATTGCACAGTTGTCCGATTGTGTGATAGCATTAGAGCGTGACCAACAATCAGAAGACCCCCTAGAGGCCAACACGACACACATACGAGTATTAAAATCTAGGTACACTGGCGACGTAGGCATAGCCACACATTTAGTTTATGATAAAGAAACAGGGAGGCTGAACGAAACTTTTGTAACTAACGACGATGAAGAGGTATTACTGTGAAATCTTTAGTCTTTGATATCGAAACAAATGGATTACAACCAACTAAAATATATTGTATATCTATATTAAATATTGATACGAAGGAACAATTAAATTTTCCACCAAGCAAAATAGAAGAAGGCATCGAGCTTCTTCAAAGTTCTGACAAACTTATCGGACATAATATAATTGGATTTGATATACCTGTCATCAAGAGACTTTGTGGTGTTGACCTGATGAGTAAAAAAATCATTGATACTTTGGTACTCTCCAGATTATTCAATCCTATTAGAGCATCACATGGTCTAAGGGCGTGGGGTAACCAGTTAAGGTTTCCGAAAATAGAGTTCAACGATTACAATAAATACTCCGACGACATGATGAAGTATTGCGCTCAAGATGTCTTTGTAAATTATAAAGTTTATCAAGCCTTGAAGATTGAAAGCAAAGGGTTCACATCCGAGAGTGTTAATCTTGAAACAGAGACTTATAAAATAACCTGTAAGCAACGAGATTCTGGGTTCATGCTCAATCAAGAAGCTGCACAGAAGTTACTAGTTCATTTTAAATATGAGCTGGTGAATGCTAAGGAGGAGGTACATAAAACTTTTAAACCTAGAATAATAGAGAGGACGCTGAAAGCTCAGCATACAAAGCAAGGTATTCTGAGTAGACTAGGTGTCGATGCACAGGGTAGTCAAGCTCGGTTAACGGAAGAAGAATACACTCTTCTGTCTAAAGGGTCTAGTGGTGTAACTAGAATTACTGAAGAACCTTTTAATTTAGGTTCACGCCAGCAGATAGGGCAGTACCTACAAGAGTTTGGCTGGAAGCCTAAGTATTTCACACCAACTGGTCACCCTAAAATTGATGAAACAGTCTTATCGATAGTAAAGGATATTCCAGAGGCAGTAATTATAGCTCGATACTTAATGTTACAAAAACGTATAGCTCAAGTACAGTCTTGGTTATCTTTTCTGAAGCGAGACAGAGTGCATGGTTCAGTAATTTCTAATGGTACAATCACTGGAAGAATGGCCCATCGCGACCCTAACTTAGCGCAGGTGCCTAGTGTTAACTCACCTTATGGTAAAGAGTGCCGCGCTTGTTGGGTAGTGCCAAGAGGGTACAAGCTAGTAGGTGTGGATGCGAGTGGTTTAGAGCTTAGAATGCTGGCACACTACCTGAATGATAAGGAGTTTATAGATGAAATTCTCAACGGAGATATCCACACAGCTAATCAAGCTAGGGCGGGACTTGAATCAAGAACTCAGGCTAAGACTTTCATCTACGCCTTCCTTTACGGAGCTGGAGATGCTAAAATTGGAAGCGTGGTTGGAGGAAACAAAAAAACAGGTAAACGAATTAAGCAATCTTTTCTTGATAATTTCCCAACACTTAAGTCTCTTAGACATCGTATTACAGGAGAAGCTGAACAAAATAAATACATCAAAGCGTTAGACGGGCGTAAGATTTTTATTCGTAGTTCCCATGCTGCATTAAATTCATTGCTGCAAGGAGCGGGAGCCATCGTTATGAAACGAGGATTGATTATACTGAATGAGATGCTTTCAGAAAATGTAGTTGATGCTCATATCGTAGCAAACGTACACGATGAATGGCAGATAGAAACCTGGCATGAAGATGTTGATAGACTTGGAGAGATGGCTGTAAGTGCAATACGACAAGCTGGTGATTACTATAAACTTAACTGTCCTTTGGACGCCGAATACAAAGTAGGAGAGAATTGGAGTGAAACCCATTAAAGCAGACAGAAAGAAGTTTGACCTAGATTTAAAATACGGAGAAATAAGAGAAGATAAGATACGAGATATGCTTGAGAACAAAAAGATAGAGGTTAAATCTGAAAGAGATATGTGGATGAAGACGGGTAACATTTGTATCGAGTACGAAAGTTACGGGCAACCTTCAGGCATTAAAGCTACTGAATCAGACTACTGGTTTCACAATCTTTGTGTTGGTGACGTAGAATTTTGTACTTTAGTTTTTGATACCAAGATGCTCAAGAAAATTGTGAATGACTTAGATACTTTTAAAACTGTATCGGGAGGGGACAACAACGCGAGTCGGATGTTCCTTGTTAATCTACAAAAACTTTTTTCAAGTGATGTTATAAAAGCATTTAAGAATAATCTTGATAGTGCAGAACAGGAGACCTAACATGAAAAACCTGACGACCCTAGTTGATGATATGTATTCATCTGTATCTAAATTAAACACAGGTGAGGAACAAATTCCACAGGAACTTTTGGATTCCTTAATGGAAGGAATAAAGAATGCGGTAGTATCTTGGGCTACTCCAAGAAATAGAAGCGGCTTCACACTCCGAATGTCGAACATCGGTAAACCGAGTAGACAACTGTACTATGCGAATAAATATGCTGACTCCAGCTCAACAGTAGATGCTTCCACCTCTATAAAATTTTTGTATGGGCATCTGCTGGAGGAAGTTTTAATTTTTTTAGTGAAGCTTTCTGGGCATACCGTAACGGACCAGCAAAAAGAAGTTGTTGTCAGCGGTGTCAAGGGTCATATGGATTGTAAGATTGACGGCGAGGTAATAGATATAAAGACAGCCTCTGGTTTTGCGTTTAAGAAGTTTAAAAATGGTAAGCTTAGAGAGGATGACCCCTTCGGTTATCTGAGTCAGCTTGCTGGGTACGAGGAGGCTGAAGGAACAGAGAACGGCGGCTTCCTAGTGATTAATAAAGAATCTGGTGAGCTTGTATTATTACAACCAGAAGAGTTAGACAAACCAAATGTAGAGTCGCTCATCGGTAAACTAATGAAGTTAGTTTTTAATTTGGGAAACCCTCCAGAAAAATGCTACGCGCCTGTACCATCAGGAATAAAAGGTAACATGAAATTACCGAGAGGTTGTTTTTACTGTAGTTTTAAAATAGAGTGCCACAAAGATGTCAATGATGGTGAGGGTCTTCGCATGTTTAAGTATGCTAAGGGTATTGAATACTTAACGAAAGTAAAAACAGTTCCTAAAGTTGAAGAAATCGCCGCATGAAAAAGAAGGTCACAAAAAGAATAAACGAAAGGGCAAGTAGTCTTTTAATTTATTGGCTGAAAAGTATTGTGGAAGAAGCTGAGGCTAACCGAATAACAAAAGAAAACTTTAAAAGCTTCTTGCCCAAAGACTGTTATATGCAGATGCAAAAAACTTATTATCTATCCTTTTATACTTTCCGCTGGGCTACACAGAACATTAAAAAGTTAGTCAAAAAAGGAATGTCTCTGGATAAAATTAAAATGGAGGATTTACAATGGCTTCTGAAGAAACAAACTACGAACGGCCAGTTGAGCATGTAATCATTGCTTACGCGGCCAACGTGCAGTTACGTCAAGAGAAGTTAGACTTAGAAGAACTGATATTTTTATACGATGCCATCGGTAATACTATAGCCAACTATAAAAGAGAGATGCATTGAAACGTAAACCAAGAGTCAAAAGACCACGACATACAAAGGTTGAAGGATACGATAGCATTTGGGAATACCTACTGCACGATACAATTTTAAAAGATTGGGAGCATCACGCAGACAAGATTAAGTATGTAATTAAACATTCTTATGAGCCTGACTTCGTTAGGACTTTACACAGTAAGAAAATTCTGTTAGAATCAAAGGGTAGGTTTTGGGACTTCGCAGAATACTCAAAGTACAAGTGGATTCGAGAGAGCCTACCAGAAAATACGGAGCTAGTTTTTTTATTCGCTAACCCTTCTTCCCCCATGCCAAATTCTAAACTGAGAAAGGACGGGACAAAACGAACACATGGTGAGTGGGCTTCTACCAACAAATTTAGATGGTATACGGAGGCCACATTACCTGGTAAGTGGGTAGATATTAAAGCTAGAAAAGCAGATGAATTTAAGGAGCGACAACACGACTTTGATAAGGAGGAAGAAACCTATGCGGAATAAACATTTGAATGATACAACAACTAAGGAGACAGATTATTTTGATGAGTATAAATGGGCCAACAAAATAGAAGAAAGACAACCTAACTCTCTAAAATCTCCGGGTAAAGCGCCTGAGAACGATGAGGTGAACAACCCATCTCATTATAATAAAGGAGCTATAGAATGTATTGATGCAATAGAAGCTATGCTCACCCCCGAAGAATTTGTGGGGTACCTACGTGGTAACTCTCTAAAGTACAGATGGAGGTTTCGTTATAAGAATAATCCTGTAAGCGATTTATCAAAGGCTTCTTGGTACGAGCAAAAACTATTTAATTCCTACACGAAAACAGGGGAGTTTGAAGGTGGACAGAAAAGCGGAAAGAACGGCTCGATTTAATCGCAGCAAAACCGCGAAGAACAGACAGAAATCTAAGCGTTACGTAAAGGATAAAAAGGAACACGAACATGACCTTGAAAACACAAGAATATCTGGGGATTCAGATAGACCTCAGTAAAGAGAATGACCTAAATCAATTCTCACAAGACACACTAAGAGATAGATACTTCTGGGAGAGTGAAGAGTATGCTCAACAAGCTTTTGCTAGGGCTTCAATATTTGGGGCAACGTATCAAGGAACTACTGACTTCAGCCTTGCACAGCGACTTTATAAATACTCAAGTGATTGCTGGTTTATGTTTAGCACCCCTATACTTAGTAACGGGGGAACCTCTCGCGGTCTTCCCATTAGTTGTTTTCTTAATTATGTGCCTGATTCGAGGATTGGTTTATCTGACCATTATGATGAAAACATTTGGTTGGCAAGCGCAGGTGGAGGTATCGGGGGGTATTGGGGTGATGTTAGGAGTAACGGTACTGGGACTTCTAGTGGTAGTAAATCTACTGGTTCTATCCCTTTCATGCACGTCGTAGACTCTCAAATGCTGGCGTTCAACCAGGGAGTTACTCGTAGAGGTAGCTACGCAGCTTACATGGATATACACCACCCCGAGATAGAAGAGTTCATCGCCATGCGGAAAACGACGGGCGGGGATTTGAATCGTAAATGTTTAAACATACATAACGCTGTCAATATAACCAATGAGTTTTTGAATGCAGTAAAGGAAGATAAAGATTGGAGATTGATAGACCCTAAATCCAAGGAAGCTGTCAAGAGTGTAAGCGCCAGAGATTTGTGGTGGCAAATTATTCATACTCGTGCGGAGACAGGGGAACCCTATATTATTAATATAGATAACTGTAATGACGCTCTTCCGAAAGAACAAAAAGAGCTTGGACTAGAAATAAAACAGAGTAATCTATGCAGTGAAATAACTTTACCTACAAACGAAGATAGAACAGCCGTGTGTTGTCTATCAAGTGTGAATCTAGAAAAGTTTGATGAGTGGAGTGAAGACGAGCTTTTCGTTGAAGACTTGATTACAATGCTAGATAATGTATTGCAGCATTTTATCGACAGCGCGGTTCATACAGACGAGCTTGGTTCTTATAGAGCAGGACCAGTTCGGTTTAAAAACTACATCAAGGAGAGTAAACATGGTTACAGAAAAGCAGCTTATTCAGCCTATAGAGAACGCTCAATCGGCCTTGGCGCGATGGGGTTTCACAGCTACCTCCAGTCTCATAACATTCCTTTCGAAAGTATGTATGCCAGTTCATTTAACCACAGAGCTTTCGGATTACTCAAGAGCAGGGCTGAAGAAGCTAGTCTGCGATTGGGCGGCGAACGCGGCGAAGCACCTGACATGGTTGGTAGCGGCAGGAGGAATGCTCATCTTCTTGCTATTGCCCCTAACGCTAGTTCTAGCATTATATGTGATGGAACAAGTCCTAGTATTGAGCCATCGAGGGCTAATGTATATACGCACAAAACTCTGACGGGTTCGTATAAGGTTGTCAATCGTCATTTAGAAAAACTTTTAAAATCTAAAAAGAAAAATACAGAAGAAGTTTGGAAGAATATTGCTGCGGAGCAAGGGTCCGTTCAGCACTTGAATTTCTTGAGTGACCAGGAAAAAGAAATATTTAAAACTGCTCCTGAGATAAATCAGATATGGGTTATAGAACATGCACACCATAGACAGAAGTATGTTTGTCAAAGTCAAAGCGTAAATCTATTCTTTGCACCACCAAAGGCTACAGAACCACAAGAAATTCACAACGAGTTTTTGCAGTATGTAAACGATGTGCACTGGGCGGGGGCAAAAAACTTAAAATCTCTTTACTATTTGAGGTCTGACGCAGCAAGAAATACGGAGAATGTAAACGTCAAGATACCCAGAATTAATCTTTCTGATGTAGAGTGTTTGGCTTGCGAGGGGTAGCATTAACTATTAACAATAAGGATAACATTAAATGAGCTTGTTAGGAACGAGAGATTACTATAAACCTTTTGACCATCCTTGGATGTTTGATTACTACGTTCAACAGAATCAAATGCACTGGTTTCCAGAGGACGTACCTCTGCATAATGACGTAAAAGATTGGCAGGATTTAGGTGAGTCCGAAAAGAATTTGCTCACTCAAATATTTAGGCTGTTCACTCAGTCAGATGTGGATGTGGGGGCGGGTTACGTTGATAGATACATGAGAATATTTAAGAAGCCTGAAGCTCGTATGATGATGAGCAGCTTTGCAAATATGGAATCCATTCATCAACACGCCTACAGTCTGCTGTTGGATACAGTAGGTATGCCTGAAACAGAGTACAAAGCCTTCTCTGAATACGAGGCGATGGCTGCTAAACATGAATATATAAATAATATAAAGGTAACCGCAAAGGACAAAGAAAGTATTGCAAAAGCTCTCGCTGTTTATAGTGGGTTTACTGAAGGTCTTCAACTGTTCAGCAGCTTTATTATACTTTTAAACTTTCCTAGATTTGGAAAAATGAAGGGTATGGGACAGATAATCACTTACAGCATTCGGGATGAGTCTTTACACGTTGAAGCAATGACAAAACTATTTAGAGAATTCATACAAGAGAATATTGAGATATGGACTGATGATTTTAAAAAAGAAATATACCAAGCATGTAGAGATATGGTGGAGTTAGAAGATAAGTTCTTAGACTTAGTATTTGAACATGGGGATATTCAAGGATTATCAAAGAAAGAAATGACGGTGTACATTCGTTATATTGCTGACCGACGATTGCTACAGTTAGGGTTAAAGCCTAACTATGGTGTTAAGGATAACCCTCTGAATTGGTTGGATGATGTACTAGGAGTTGAACACCAGAACTTCTTTGAAGGCCGTTCAACTTCCTACATGAAAGCAGGACTTAGAGGCAACTTAGAAGGAGTGGTGTTTCAATGAAAGAAGAAGGAAATATAATCTCGTTTAAAGTATTTGTAGATAGGAAAGGTAACTTAATGACTGAGTTTTGTAAGCTACCTATAGAGGATGTATCAAAAGTATTTGATAAACACGACACTCCTCTTGTGCAGAAACTGATAAGAGAGGCTGATGTTAAACTCTCAAGTCTTCATGCATATTTAGAAAATGAGTTAAGTTCTCTACACTAGCAAAAGGTGTGTAAACTTTACTTAACTTCTTTTATACCTAATCGCTTACTCATTATTATTTTTTCTGAAGTTTCTAAAACAAACTCAGAATGTTTGGACAGCATATCAAGCACGGCGAGTCGCAGGACCATATCTTCTACACTACTAAGTAAAACCCCTAGATGACTCATTGCGGTCGTGTTCAGTCGCATAGCGGCGATTTCTGGAGACTCCATAATTTGAAAAAACTCTTCCGACATAATACTCTCCTGATTACTCTTTAACTTTATTGGCCCATCTCTATTACGGGGAACTTATTCATTTTCTACCTTTTGGAAATCCTTTCTTCATCACAGCGTAGATAGTTGAATTCTTTTTAGAACGACCGCTACCTTTCCTTTTTCTTCTGTGTGCATCTATATACCGCTTCATTTCTTTTTCCTCATAAACTGAGCCGCCCCTCGAAATCCAAAGCTGGCCGCTACAATTGTGCCTAACAAATACTGGTACCACTCGGGGCAGTTACCCAGAGCAAGAAAGAAGTTATTAACCCGCTCCTCCTCTCCGAACAACAATAGAATTAAAGGTAAGGTGAACACCACAGTAAGCCACTCGTCTTTCCATGAGCTTTCACTAGCCTTAGCTTGTGCGATATCCCAATCTATTTCTCCTGTAGCTTTCTTTTGCATTACAATAGCTTCGGCTTCTGCTCTAGCTACCTTCACTTTTGTGTTAGCCTTTATCTTTTCGTTGCGACCGTCCAACCAGCTCGAAGCGATAGCTCCTATGGGTCCAAGTATTGCGCTAAGAAGCATTCTCCATCTCCTTCATAAGTAAATACGATTGTTGTTCTTCAAACAAAGCCCTAAAATCTTCAAGTTTCATAAAGCCTAAACTAGCACGGTTCTGATGCCTAGCGTAGATACCGTAGAGAGTTTCAAGTTGTTCTTCCGTATACATAAGCATCAGGAACTCTTCCATCAGTAACTCCATACCCAAGGTCTGGGTCTTTCCTCAGTAGATTCTATGTTGTCTATGTGTATAAATCTAGAGCCTCCTTTTTGGTTCACTCCGATGCCTGTAAACCCTGCCCTGAGAGCGCCTGAGAGAAGCCTGTAGGCGTTTTCTCCAGACACTAGTAGGTCGAGTGCTCTACCCGTTGTGTGTGCTCCTGGGGAGGCTTTACGGGCCTCTATTGGATGGTTCGCACACCGATAGCCAGAGGTTACCACAAAAGGAAACCCCAGTTCTTCTCGAAGAGCTTCTATCTTTACCATGAAAGCATCATTCATTCCGTTTTTCTTGCAATGACTACAACTCAGTTCTTGTTCTGTAAAATATTTGTATGTCATTTTTCTAACCTTTTTTTCAAATTAGCTTCAATCATAGGAAGAAGTCTGATACCACAGTACCCAACAATAAAAGCAATTGCCACGCCTACAGTTTTATCAAAATGAAAGTAAGACATTAAAGCTGGAATAAATATTTCAGCAGAGACAACACCAATAAGTAAAGCTACACCTATTTCCATAATCCTAAACTTTCTTCTAATTGCTTGGTCTGTTATCCCGCCTAATCCACTTGCTGCAATACAACATAGTTTAGCGCCAAAAGTATTAATTAAAAATTCCACTATTTGTCTCCCCCCTTTTACTATAACGCGAAAGAACTGCCACAACCACAAGTTGTTTGAACATTAGGATTACGAATTACAAACTGAGATGCAAAGGGACTTGTTAAGTAGTCTATTTCAGAGCCTTTTAAATACTCAAAGCTCAGAGGGTCCACTACTAAAGCTACTCCATCAGTCATCACTACCTTATCTTCTTCGTTCTGCTTATCAAAGATAAATTCATATTGAAATCCTGAACACCCTCCACCCTTCACGAAAACTCTCAGACTTGTATCTTTCAAATCTTCTGAGTCTGCGCTAAGAAGTTCTTTTACTTTTGTAGCTGCTGCACTGCGAAAAAAGAGACTCATGATTGCGAAACCTTTTTGAGGCCCCCAAGCACTGAACCTTCTGCTGCTTGCCTTCTATGGAGGCCACCAAAAACTCCACCTCCTGTAGCATACAGGTAATCTTTCATGTTTCCAAACTTAGCCTTTTTTACAAGAACTAAAGGACCAACCTGAATAGTTTCTTCCCCGCCTATAACAGGCTTTCCAGTTACACGGTCAAAAAAGTACGAGTGTTTCTCTGGGTTATATCCTACTTGAGTCCACTCAGGGTCTTTTAAATATGCTTGTGCTAACAGATAATTCTCTTCGTCTGTTCTGTTTATTAAGTTACCTTTAATTACAGCAAAAGGCCCCTTCGGTCCTCCCTCCTTTACTTTCAATGCTTTTTTCTGCAACGATTCGCTTAACATAAAATTGGGATTTCGAATAGCCGCCGTAGCTCTGTACGAAGTTCTCTCAACATTCTTAGAATGTTTACCTTCTCTTGTCAAAGTAGGAATCCAAACATTGTGGCCCGTATATGCTGGAATATCAAGCCTTAAACCTACTTCTGCATTTTCTGGAATCTTTAAATTAATCTTGTCTCTTTGTGCTATTTGACCTTCCTTTCTAGCTTCTTTTAAAGCGTTGAACATTTCTTCTCGCGTAGCAGGTTTTGGCACAAAATCGTAGGGGGTTACAGTTTTTTCGTGCGCTTTTGTAGCTACTTCTAGCTTTGGTTTTACTTTGGCTGTCTTAAGATTTGGAATTGAAGAGAATTTAGTAACACCTGGTTGTTCCATCAACTTATTTTCGATTAGAGTAAATTCATCTAGTTTAGCTATAGCAGGAACATCATCTTCAGCAGCTTTTGTAGGGGTAGGAACTGCCTGACGTTCTAAACCTTTACCAACATCTTTTGCTGATGTCATAACTTCTGTAAATGACTCGGAACCCGTAGGTGCAACCTCGCTACTTTTGGGATTTCGTACCATTGTTTTAATTAGCCTAGCGACTACGCTTCCTAGTCCAAAACCTAACCTAGCTAAGGGGTCTACTTGTCCTCCACCAGTAAAGCCCAAACGTTTTAGGGGGTCTTCATCATCTATAAAAGCCATACCTGCTTGTACATTATAAGGCAACCCCGTCATTTTATCTATACGCTCATCAGGCTCTGCGGGAGCTTGGGGTACGGCTACCACACCGCCCTTAGAAAAACCAAACGAAGGAGTATAAACAGTTCCTTGTCTCTTAGGTTCATCCTTCAAACCTATATCAAAAAGTTTGTTTAAGTAGTCATTAATGGTGCTAGCTATAGGAAGCACACCTATAACGTCAGCCGCAGCACCCTCAATATGTCCGTCTTTAACGAGGTTTTTGTAAGCCCCTATGACTCCTTCACCAGCATCGGCTGTATAACCTACAGAAGGACTAACAGCCGACGAGAGTTGTACCATCCAATGGTCTCGCGGGTTTGAGTAGCGAATAGCAGAGCCAGCCCTAGACATCCACCAAGGTAAAAAATCACCACTCATGTCCGCTGCTGCCCCAAGAGTTTCTATAGCATCAAAATCTTCGTCTGTATTATTGAACTTAAGAAAATCCTTCCACATCACGAGTGCGCCGTTGCCTATAATGGTAGCGCCTAGCATACGAATAGCTAGTTTAGCATCACCGTCCTCGATGCGCCTTACAAGCGCATTTGTTTGGGCAGTTTTAGCTTGTGTCCAAGACGTAAACTGTCCTAAAGAACGTATAAGCGGGTCACGACTCTGTGTAAACAATAATCTATTACCTATTTTAGGCACGAGGCGGTCCCTATCCATTGCTTTTTGCCCCGCCCTAGAAAGTATTCGCCTAGCTGTGTCATCCTCAAAAGCTTCTTCAGCATTTCGGAACTTACTTAAATACTCTAAGTTATTCTTTGCACCAAAGTCTGCTGTAAGACCAAGCTCATTTATTTCTCTTTTCAAGGAAGCAGTAGGTGCCTTTGAGTTTTTAGTTACTTTCTTTGCGATTTCAAAAGCCCTGTAAGCCCCTACGTCAAAAGCATACTTACCAGAAGCTTCGGTAACACGTTTTAATTGTGTTAAGTCAAAAAACTTTTTTTGCCAACTATTAAGGGTGGAAGTAAAAGAGTCTGTTAGGTCATCAGTATGCGCCCTTAGCGCTGAAAATTCTAATTCCCAAGCATTGTCATATTGAAGTCCTGCTCGTTTGTGTAATGGCGTACCACCAAACCTCCCCTTTATTCCTTTAGTCACTGCTGAAAAGGAGGTCGTTTTAAACGGCGCAATAAAATCAGCTAAACTTACAGTAATACCTGTCAACGGAAGGTACATCATATTAGATATTGCCACTAAGGATTGTACAACTTTAGGTAAGGCTCTATCTGGAGCAGAAGTTCCGTACTGCCCAAAAAAAGCATTAACACTTCCTCGCATATATCCTTTATACCTGCCGCGTAAAGCATCACTGTTTCTTCCTAACTTCTCAAAAGCTCTATCTACAATCTTAAAAGATTCACTAATAAATTCCCCGTTGGGTCCAAAAAGCTCAGCAAACTCTCTAATTTTTATAGTTTTTTCACCATAGATGCTAAAGGTTTTACCGACATCTAACTCAAGAAAGCCATGCTTCGCTAATTCTTTTCTCACATTAAAATCTGTTACATGTCGTTTCTTTTCAAAATGGTCTAAGAGTGGACGAATCTTATATTCCTCATCTACTAGACTTTCCTCCTTAAAAGTACCTTTGCGTCCTTTGTTTCTTGTAGTTATTCTTAGGAATAAGTTGTGCGCCAAATCATCCGCACCCTCTTTGCCCTCGTATCCCCCCGCAAGAATTCTTTTAAAAAGCTCGGTGTCCTCCCTAATTCTATCGAAATTGTATATTTGGGGCATACCATAGTCTTCTATTCTCTTAAAACTAATACCCACCTGTTCAACACTTTCAGCTAAGGCATCTCTTTGCTTTGCTAATTTAGGAACTATCTCCTTAATAAAATTAACTTCTTCCTGAGTTAATCCTTCTTTAAACTTATTTCCAATTCCTCTGTGTCCCACCTGTAAGGACACCACACCGTTTTCTCGTTGCACTTGGGTTATCAGCTTACTGGGGGCTAGTGATACAAAACCATCTAGGGCTTCACCAGCGATTTCCCTAATCATTAAAGCTCGCTCATTCTGAAAGTTCCCCGTCTTGGCCACATAACCAAGCGTAGTTCCAAGCTCCTGAAAAAAGCCCCTAGTTTTTTCAGCAACTATAGTTTCTAAAGAACTGGAAGAGCCTCCGGGCCTGTCGAACATCAGATTACTTAATATTTTACCAACCCCACCAAGAGAGTCTAATCTCGTGGCGGCTGTAGCAGAGGTATGAAACTTAAGGTTATTTAAACTGAGAAGTCCAGCCCTGCCTTCTTGGATAATCATCTCACCCATTTTTTTATCCATAGTAGAAATCTTTGCCTTTTGCATCTTACTCTGCCAGCGACCAAGAGCAGCTCCTGCTACAGCAGTACTAAGATAGTACCCCCAATCATCATCTTCGTCTGCAAACGTAGTACCCATGGCTAAACCCCCACCCGCACCCATAATAGGACGTACACTTTCTCGCATAAGAACACGTAACATAGAGGAAGTTAGCTTATCTTCCTTTACAGCGACATCAAAAATGTCAAAGGCTAACTCATTTCCCTCTATTGCTCTCGCAGTAGCAGCCTTAAAATTAGCGGCAGACGCCGCGGCCATCTTCTCTTCTAAGATTTTTAGTTCTTTCTTTGCTATTACCCTTGCTTCCTTTCCCTTTTTCCCCTTTGGAAGTTTTGTTATTTCCTTAACTTTACTTTTAATTTCTTTGTTAAGAGCCATTATAGCCCTGAGTTCTTTCGTTAACTTAAGCGCGACAGCAGGGTCAGGCAGGTACTTATTACCCGATGAGGTTACAATTGTCTCTGCGGTTTCTTCGATATACTCCATTACTTCTTTTTCAACAATATAAGGTTTGCCTGTTGCTAAGAATTCTGTAGCCGCCGCCGCAAATTCTTTTGGCGAGGCATTAGCTGGTAATATAGTAGGGTTCAATACCCCCCTATGTACGTCAGCTATTATTTCGCGTATTGGGCGTGTGTCGCCTTTTGGTAAAGCAGGAGTGTCTACAACTGTAGGCCCCGCTTCAACTGTTGGTGGCTTTGTCCTAGTTGTTGCAACCTCTTCTAGAACTTCCTCAACAACTTCTGCTACCGCTTGTCCTTGTTTACTTGCAGCCTCTTCTAGAACTTCCTCAACAGCTTCTGCTGCCGCTTGTCCTTGTTTACTTGCAGCCTCTGTTGCATTACGGCTAAATCTTTGTTCAAGTTGCCGAGAAGCTAGTAGAGTAGTGCCTCCTATAGCAG